GTTTGAGTCCTTGCAGAAATCTGTTTCTTAAACACAAGATTTGCTATTAATTCACCTGACTGATTACGAATAGGTAATAAAACCTCTTCTAGTTCCTTTTTCTGGCAAGAGTTAGGAACGGAAAGCATTAATCTATCGTTTTCATCTATCCAAAGCTCTATACCTAAAAAAGTAAAAGGTTGAATAAAACCGCTTTCAGCTTTCATCATTCCTCCAATATTGAGCTTCTAAGTTTCAAATAAAAAGCCCCGACCGTTTCCGATCAGGGCTGTTAAAAGTTTGCTCACTCTATTTTGTTACATCTCTAACACAAACGCCAACACCTCTTCCATTGATGAAAACGTGAGTTTGTTTAAATCTTGCTTAATCAACACAATTTCAAATGAGCCATCAATATCTGTCCACCCTAACTCGGCTAAACGTTTTATCATCGCTTGATACTGCATAATCTCCGCGGATAAATCACCCGTTTGAATCGCATTAAAATATGCTCGTTTTAAATTAACACTAAAGCCATAGGATTGATTTAAGTAATCGACATCAATAGTAATATCTGCACCAATAAAGCTATCTGCTGGATCAGAAAATTGAATACGTATATTCATTGAGCCTTTATAGTTAGCTTCAATCGTGCTTGGAATATTATTTATTACGGTAAAACCTTGCTCTTGTAAAAAAGAAACTGCTTCATCTACCATTAACGAAATTGCGTTTTCTTTTTTATCTCGCAACACACTCAAACGTTGTTCAAATAACGCATTACATTCTGCCTTTAAATCTGCAAGCTGTTTACGCAATTCAAATGACATAGTTATCTCCTTTTAGGATTGACCAAATGCAGAGCAATTTATAGTGAAAAATAAACCCACAAAAAAGCCCTAGATTGTATTCTAGGGCTGTTAAAATTCATTCGTGCGTTTTAAACGTGCGAAACCGCACTATAGATAAGACTATACACTTTTAGTTCGAACAAAACAAGCATTTTTTATACATCACGCTAAGAAAAGGCATTTGTTTTTACTCAACATCAATTTCAATGCAGTTTCAGCGATTTTCATCTGCTCAAAATAACGTGTTTTCTTAATCCCAAACCTTTCCAAAATCCCCATTCTCACTAACGCACGATTGCGATCGTACTCATTATAAAGCGGCAAACGGTAAGCATAAGTTGCCATAAATAAATCGTAAAGCTCAGGTGTTGCTTTACGCATCACTAGCACGCAACGCTCGATTTCCTCAGCTAACGACTCACTAATGGGATCAACTCGTCTTTTGCTCTCATCAATCGGCGTGGGAATGCTCACCGAAAGGCAAGGATATTCCGTGCCTAATCTAGGCGTTGCCCAGTACCCCCATTGTGTGCAGACTTTTTTAATATCGTTAAAAACTAATTCCATTGCTTACCTCGCTTTACTAACCACTTCGCTTTCCGCTCAAAAATCCGCTTAATCCGTCTTAAATCATCATCGCTATAATGCCTTGGGCGTTGGTCGTTTTCGATTTCTTGCACCTTTTCAATACCCAAACGCTCAATCAGCCCTACGCGATATTCGTGATAGTTTCCTCCTAACCAGCGATTACAGCGTTTGCACTGCCCGTGAATGTTTAACGTATAAAACCGCAAGTGCGGGGCTGAACCACGGCTACGATAATGCCCCGCATCAAATCCCCCGCCTAATTTCTCGCTAATCAACGGCGTACCGCACGAGATACATTCCTTATTCGCATCACGAAAACGGATATATTTATTCACCGCACTTTGAGCTTCAGCAATGAGTTGATTATGCGTTTTATTCTTTTCCTTAAGTGCGGTCATTCTTTTGCGAGTTTCTGCCCGTTCTGCTTTTGCAATTTTTTCCCGTTTTTTACGTGATTGTTCTGCCGATAATTTTATTGCACAGTCCACACTACAAACTTTTTGCAGGCTGCTGACTGTCTTTGTGTAATAAGTGCCACAGACTTTGCACTTATGCTGTTTTGGTGCTTTTGCCATTAAACTTCCCAACCTTCCATAATCATTAATTCATCTCCAATCTTGACAACCCCACAATTCAAGCGTAGGATTTAACACAGGTCTCAAAAGCCTACCAAAAACGGTTACTCACCCCGTTAGCGTGATTTTTTTGTATCTGGGTTTCTCCTATCTCTTATACCTGATACAAAAACAACAACTTAAATCAATGTTCGACAGTGCGACGAATACAATACCGCAAGGGAATAAGTCCGCCTGATTTTTGGCAGGTTTTGAGCTGTCGAACGCCCTAATAAGTTAGGGATTTCTCTCAAAAGGAAACCAAAAAAATGTCAAACTTAACTATCTTCAATTTTGAACACTTCCAAATTCAAACTATTATCGAAAATAACGAAATCTTTTTCCGTGCTACTCAGCTAGCTGAATTATTGGAATATTCAAATCCACATAAAGCCATTAAGGATCACGTTGATCCAGATGACCTAACGAAACGTGAGGTCATCGATACAATCCGCAGAAAACAGCGTGTACTATTCGTTAATGAAAGCGGAATGTATTCTTTAGTGCTTGGTTCAAAACTTCCATCAGCTAAAAAAGTAAAACGTTGGGTAACCTCTGAAGTTCTTCCACAAATCCGCAAAACAGGGGCTTATTCAACACACCCCCAACAACTCGCTTTGCCTGAACCCGAGAAAATATACACCTTTAAATTCACCGAGTACGAGCTTGAACAACTTGCTTGGTTATGGTTCAGCCACAAACGAATGAATACCCTACTCGCCGAGCTTTACGAGCCACTCAATGCCCTTGGCTCAACCTTTAGTGGCACAGTTTACAGCCACGCCTACGAGTACAAACGCCATTATGAAGAAAGCCAAGCCACCCTACAGCGTTTAATCCAGCCCTTTACTCAATCGAAAAAACTCAATTGGCAACGGGTTATTCCAAAAATTAGCCCCGCACCAAAACAGCTAGATTTCTAAAAACTCCTCAAAATCCAACCGCACTTCGGTGCGGTTTTTAATACCCGTAAAACCCTTGCTTGTCGCTAAATCGCACGCCTTGCTCCGCTGCCCAAGCATCAACATACTCAATCAAACTCGCTAACCGCTTTACGCCCATTTGTGCGGTGCTTTCGCGTAAATTCACGACTTCACCCTCAAAGCCAATCGCCATCTCCGCTTGCCCACCAGTGGCAATTTTATGACCGCTCACAAAAAGCATTTTCCACGTTTCCAATGTTTGCTTTTTGCCCTGAAACTCGCATTGTTTGGCAATATCGCCAAGCATTGCGTGAAGTTTTGCATTCTGTGCTAACGTACGCGTTAAGGGCTTTATTTCCACCACTACGGGGTTTTTATCATCTAAGGCAAGGGAATGTATTACCCCGATCGCATTTTGCTGTATGCGTGCATTACGCAAGAAAAAGCGTTGTTTAGTTTCCATACCCACCGCACTTCTTCACAAAATCTAACGTAACCGAACGCTGTAAGAGCCAGTCAAAAACATATTTCGGCGTGCACCACGTGTCTTTGTCGAATTGTTGTTCGGTCATCATTTCATCCCTAAAATCGCTTTGCATTTTTCAATGCCGTGTTGATTAATTTTTCTTTGCACTTCAGGCGGAACAAAGCTCGGTTTCGCTGGCAGGGTGATTTGCGGTTTAGGCAACGTTTCACCCGCTTCCAAGCGTGCTGCCATCGCTTTCAACGCTTTGCTCACTGCTTTGCACAATTTTTCTTCCGTGGCTTCTCGGTTGTTGCAATACAAATCCGTCAGCAGCCAATATTCCGCATCGCTCTCAAAGTGGAATTTGTGAATTTCCAGCATTCCGTAGCCTTGGAATTTCTTGAGTCGTTGGTAAAGCTCTTCTTCGTTCGGCAAACCTAACGCTTCAAAGCGATCTTGCTTGCACCAAGAAATAAACTTGCCCACACCGGGGAAATAATCATCAGGTTTCGACCGCACTTTACGCATTCCCGCACGAACTTGCTCAATGGTGCGAATATTGTTTTCCGCAAAGCCTAAAACCCAAGTGCGCTTGGTGATGGGTAGCTGCACTTCGTCAAATTGACCACGCATTGCTGGGCAAGCAGCGAATAATTGCGAAAAAATCTGATCAACCAATTTTTCAATCTCATTGGGCAAGCGTTGCGATTTTTGCTGTGGCTGGCTGGGAAATTTAGCTTGTCTTGCCATTGCGTTTTGCATTGTTTGCGGATTAACTTGTCTGATCACAGCATTCCTCTCCAACCTTCCTCGGTGTTCCATTCAATCGCATTCAATTCTGAAGCCGTTTTACGCTGTGGTTTTGAGTTGTTTTTCTTCACCGTGAGCTGATCCCATTTCTCCCGCAGCTTGGCAGGGCTAAGAATATTGGTTTTCCAGAACAAGTCTTGGTTTGCCCACTGAAACAGTCCGCAAATTTCCCTATGCGTTCGCTTATCACGCTCACGCATCAGGCGGATCTCATTCGCCCAGTTTTCGAAAGACGGCGTTTTGGTGTTGGGGTTAAGTTTTAGGATTAATCCAAAAATCCACTGTGCGGCAGTCATATCGTCATCGGAAAATTTAAACCGAGATTTTTTGCCCACGCTGCCGTCCGAAATTTTTTCGGACGAAGAAGTATGGTTAATTGACTGGTTAATAGAGTGACTGGTTCTGGGTGAAATATTTTCACTAGGGGTTGGTGAAATATTTTCACTAGGGTGGTGTAAATTTTTCACTACCCTTAGTGAATCATTTTCACTAGGTAGTGCAGAATTTTCACCATCTCGATCAAGGTGTAACACATATAAATTTGAGGTGTTACCCTCTGGTGTTTTGCGTGTTTTTTTCTCAACAAAGCCCGTTTCTATCAATGCCTCAATATGCGAGATCGCACTGCGACGGGTAATTTCACACTGATCCGCAATGTTTTGGTAAGACGGAAAACAAATGCCCTCATCATTAGCGTTGTCCGCTAATTTCAATAATACTAATTTGCGGGTAGGGTTACCCACTTTGCACTGCATTGCTTTAACCATTAGTAACATACTCATAGCATTAACTCCGAAGCATAACGTTGTGCGATCCACTCAATACCTTTGCCCGTTACTCGCGTTTGCGTGTAATTGTGATCGTGATCAGTTGTCCCCGTTTTCACGGTAAATAAACCTTGTTGCTGTTTATCTGCATAAGGTAAGAGGTTGCCAGATTGACGATATAACGCCTTATCTTCAATAAGGCGGATAATCATTGCTTTCTCCGGCATATTTAAAATTTTGGCGGTTTCTCGCAGGGATTTGCTTGTGCCAACGTCAACATAATGATCAACAAATGCTGCTTTAGGTTTTAGCTCCTTGTTTTCTAATGCAAGAGCTTGATTTTGTCGTTCTTTCTCAACCAACGCCTCTAATGCCTGCAAATAGTTTTGAGGCAAAAGTGCGGTGCTTTGTTGCTGATTTTCTAGTTCAAGCCAGCGATCAATAATTCGCTTACGCAGAATGACGTTATAACCAGAAATAACTGTTAACGTTGCAGATTTGTCTAAATAATAGATTGGATAGCGTTGATTATTTTGAGAATTAACTTCATACTGGCACACAACACCGCCAATGGGGGTATGTCCAAAAAGTTCTACACCCTCTTTCTCACTCCAATCAAGAGATTTAACATTGATACCTCGTTCTATTTGTAAAATAGCTCCAACATAAGCTCTAATATCTCTTAATACGTGGTTATGTTGTTTTCCGCATAACTCCGCAATTTCGCGACTGCTCATTTTTATGCTTGCATTTTGTTCTGAAATCATTGATAATCTGCTCATAGATAATTCCTTTTTAATGAATTGCCACCGTGCCAACGGTGGTTTTTTATTGCTTAAAATTTACTTTTTTCTTACAATCTAATGCATTTTCACAACGAGTAGATTTGCTATGGATATGTCCTCTATTTTCACTTCTGTCAAAACCACGCTTGATTTGCTCTCTGGTTTTGAGAGTAACGCTGTCTTGAGTGAGCGTGTTGCGTTGCTCAAGGATCAAATTGAAATACTCAGATATGCTCACGAAACGGCTCAGAAAGAACTGTCCGAATATAAAGAAAAATGCACCGCACTTGAGAATGACATAGCGCGTTATCGTCAAGCGGAACAATTTATCTTTAAACGGGGTGCAGCGTTTAAAAAAACCTCTAGCGGGTATGTCGAAGCGGTTTATTGCCCAAACTGTTTCACTGTCGCGGCTGGCGGTTCTAGCAGCTTCCCGTTTCAATGTGGAGCCTGTAAATGGCGAAGCCTGTTTAGGGTTTCTGAATTTAAAAGTATCTTTAAATCTCTGCCGTAAGGTCATTTTTTTGCTTCCTTGTTGTTTGTGTGTCGTCGTTGTCGTTTTTATTTGAGGTATTTTTTCCGTAACCTGTCATCAAAGCCTTTGGCGGCTAATAACAAAAGTTCGAGTTCACTTTTTTCCAGTGCAATATGGGTTTGCGTATCAAAAACATCGAACCCGTTTGCGGCAATAAAGTTAAAGGTGTTATTTCCCTCTCCGTTACTCACAAAACGGCTGACCGTTGAGGGCGTGGTTTCCATTGCTTCTGCGATTTCACACTGTTTTTGCTTGTAGTATTTTTCCATAACGCGATCTGCAATGGGTTTTGCGGATCGTGTAAGTTTATTGCGTGCCATTGTTCCGTTCTCACTGTATTGTTTACTCAGAAAGTGAACGTAAGATTTCTGCTTCGGTCACTTTGCCGTTGGAGGCTTTGGCAATTAGGGGAATGTATTTGGCATTTATGCCTCCTCCTCTTAGCCAATAAGAAACGGTCATTTGAGAAACACCGCATTTTTTAGCAAGAGATTTTTGCGTGCCTCCACATTCTGCAATGATTTTTGTTAAAACTTTATTCATAAATAATACTTTAGATGAAATAAAGTTAATTTTATCAGAATAACATTTTGTTTTAAAGTTTTGTTTTTTGATCTCAATAAAAAATTCTTTTACTATTAAAAAAAATTAGAGGATTTATCATGGACAATTTAGGCGAGAGACTAAAAAAAGTATTGGATGACAAGGGGCTTACCCAAGCAGATTTAGCTGAAATGATTGATACAACGCAAATGGCGGTAAGTCATATAATTGCTAACAAAACGAAAAAACCCCGAAACCTCTTAGAGATCGCGAATGCTTTAGGGGTAGATCCGAATTGGTTGAGAACAGGGAACAGTACAAACATCATCAACTCAACGGTGAAGAATTCACCAATCAGCAGTAATCAAAATAATTTTTTTGACGCTCACGGTGGAAATAAACCTACCGCTGAATTACAAAATAATACTGCAGAAAATTTGAGTGTTCTAGCCCTTAATTATGAACGCTTGGCAAAATTAGCAGGGGTTGAGGTACTTAATAAACATTTTGAGCAGTATTTTGATGCGTTACATTTTTCTGAAGAGGGGGTTATTGCCTTATTAAGGCAACGTTCAGCAGATAACATTGTGGTTATGTCGATGTTTAACGATAGTATGCAGCCTCTGATTAATAAGAAAGATTTGCTATTTATTGATGTGAATTGTAAGCAATATGCGGGGGAGGGAATTTATTTATTCATACTTAACTCAGAGCTTTATATACGCCGATTATTGCAGACTCCTGAGGGAATGTTAAGGGCTGTGGCGGAAAATGAACGTACGGGCTTGAGCTTTGATATTTCAGAGGAAAATAAGGCGAGATTAAAGGTAATTGGACGTTGCATTAGAAAAATGCCGATTAATGTGCAAGAGTTATAAAAAAAGCTTGAAATGGGTACCCGTTTAGTATAGTATTTTCCGTATAGTGCGGTTTTGCACGTTTAAAACGCACGAATGAATTTTTACAGCCCTAGAATACAATCTAGGGCTTTTTTGTGGGTTTATTTTTCACTATAAATTGCTCTGCATTTGGTCAATCCTAAAAGGAGATAACTATGTCATTTGAATTGCGTAAACAGCTTGCAGATTTAAAGGCAGAATGTAATGCGTTATTTGAACAACGTTTGAGTGTGTTGCGAGATAAAAAAGAAAACGCAATTTCGTTAATGGTAGATGAAGCAGTTTCTTTTTTACAAGAGCAAGGTTTTACCGTAATAAATAATATTCCAAGCACGATTGAAGCTAACTATAAAGGCTCAATGAATATACGTATTCAATTTTCTGATCCAGCAGATAGCTTTATTGGTGCAGATATTACTATTGATGTCGATTACTTAAATCAATCCTATGGCTTTAGTGTTAATTTAAAACGAGCATATTTTAATGCGATTCAAACGGGTGATTTATCCGCGGAGATTATGCAGTATCAAGCGATGATAAAACGTTTAGCCGAGTTAGGGTGGACAGATATTGATGGCTCATTTGAAATTGTGTTGATTAAGCAAGATTTAAACAAACTCACGTTTTCATCAATGGAAGAGGTGTTGGCGTTTGTGTTAGAGATGTAACAAAATAGAGTGAGCAAACTTTTAACAGCCCTGATCGGAAACGGTCGGGGCTTTTTATTTGAAACTTAGAAGCTCAATATTGGAGGAATGATGAAAGCTGAAAGCGGTTTTATTCAACCTTTTACTTTTTTAGGTATAGAGCTTTGGATAGATGAAAACGATAGATTAATGCTTTCCGTTCCTAACTCTTGCCAGAAAAAGGAACTAGAAGAGGTTTTATTACCTATTCGTAATCAGTCAGGTGAATTAATAGCAAATCTTGTGTTTAAGAAACAGATTTCTGCAAGGACTCAAACGCTATTTTCAGCAGAGGGATTGCTTGATCCGCATTCTCAAATCCAAGATCTACCAATTTCGTTATTACCCGCTCTAGGGCTTTTCCGCTCAACCCTTTTAAAATGTTGAGTAGTGATGATTTTTCCTCTTTAGGAAGAGAAGATGATTCTATTTTGGTTGATAAAATAGATTTAATTGTATCCTCATGGAATTTTATTGTAATAGTGCCAAGAATTGCAGAAAGTCCGCCATCGTCAAGTAAAAAATCCGCACCTTTGTTTGTTAATCTTGCACTATAAAAATTTTCAATAGATGTTCCACCTAGTGCATATTTTATAGAAAAACCGTCAACAAGTTGGTGTTCTTGTAAATAAAATAAGTTGGCGACAATATAATCATAAGGGTATTCATTAAAACCAGTATATTCTCTTTTATTTTTAATGTAATGAACTAAGTTTTCTCCATTTGGATGAGGATATGTTTCAGCAAGTTTTAATAATATTTCCTTTTGTATAGTTCTATCGAGTTTCATTTTAAACCTCTGCTATTTTATTGTGTGGAAACTTTATCTTAGCAGAACTTATAGCCCACTGTAACAGGTGGGCTTTTTATTGCCTCAAAAAGGAGGCGGAGTGATGAAAATGCCAAACAACGATCCGAATATATGGCTTATTTTAGGGGCATATATTCATCAAAATTACAATGCCATTGTGGGTTTCACGATGGCGTTTTTTATGTCTTTGCTACGCGCTGCCTTTTTGCGTCAGAAAACGAGTTTTCGCCAGCGGATATTGGATGGGGCAATTTGTGGTGCTTTAACCTTATCAAGTATGTCGCTGTTAAATCATCTTGGTTTTTCAGAGGGGCTAGCTACCTTTATCGGGGGAATGCTCGGGTTTATTGGTGCGGAGAAAATCCGTGAATATTTAATGCTGGTGTTAAAAAAACGGGTAGAAAAAGATGTTTAAATTTAGCCAACGTAGTGAAAAGCATTTACAAGGTGTTCACGGTGATTTGGTTAAGGTCGTGCGAAAAGCCCTTGAATATAGCACCGTTGATTTTGCGGTGATTGAAGGGGTAAGAACAAAAGCACGCCAAGCCCAACTCTTTAAGCAAGGGGCAACTAAAACAATGAATAGCCGTCATTTAACCGGTCACGCGGTGGATTTAGCCCCGCTGGTTGAAGGAAAAATCCCTTGGTCAGAACGGGATAAATTTAAGGAAATTGCGAAGGCAATGTTTCG